AGCCAGCGCAGTCACGTATGGGGTCAGCCCATCACCGATTGTCCTGCCCAGGGACTGGACTGCATTCTTATTCTTTTCGAGCTGAATGAAGAGCTGATCTTCCAGCCCATCGTTCATGGCGTCAAGAGCACCATTCGCATCTTCAAGTTGAACAACGAGGTTGTAGAACTCGAGGCCCATCTCACTGATAACCGCACCCGCAACACCAGCTCTTTTGTGAAGAATCTCAAAGATTTCAGCGATGTCAAGCGTTCCCGCTGTAAGCACTGAGAGCTCGTCTCCTGAGAAATTAAATTCTTCCCCAAGCTCCAAGATTACACCCTTCAAGCGGGTACCTGCGATACCAGCCTTCTGACCAGAGTTCGCGAGCAAGCCCAAGAGCGCAACAGTCTCTTCGATGCTGTATCCTGCAATGTTTGCTACGGAACCTACGTTCTTCAGCGCGCTTGCAAGGTTTGTGCTGTCAAGGGCTGATTGCTGGAATGCTACAGCGAAGATGTCCCCGATCTCTTCAAACGTGCGAAGATTGCCGAACTGTCGCTGCGTCTCCGCGATCGAAGTACCGACCTGCTTCAGGGATCCGCCAAATACCTGGCTAAGCTTTACCGCTGTTGTAAGGGCGTTGTTGGTGTCTTCCGCGTTGAAGCCGAGCTTCTTCAGCTCAAGACCCAGTTGCAGAACTTCCGTTGCCGTAAACATCGTCTCAATACCAAGCTGCTTAGCGTTGGCTACGATGCTGTCAATGTTGTCTCCAGTTCCTACGGCGCGGAGCTGGCTCTCTACCTTATTGAACTCAGCAGCTACACGTACTGCTGCGGCTGCCACAAGGCCCATGGCAACCCCAAGCCCGCGACCAAGGGTCGAGGCGAGGGATTGCGTAGTTTGCCGAAATTTCTCCAGCTTGGACATCGCCATCTCCGTGTTGCGAACAAACGGTTTGATGTCCAGCGTAAGTATCGCTGCTAACCGACTGGCTCCTACAATGCTTGCCATTAGCTGAAGTTTTTCATTTTCTCCAGGAGTGCTTGCGCTTCCTCTTTGGTGCGCACTCCTTGATTAGACTTAGTTGTATACGGATGGAAATCATCCGGTTCGAATTTTTTGCCCTTTGCAGAGTTCACGTTGGCGAGCAGCGCCATCACAGATGACGTGTGATCCCACATGATGCTCTGCCTCAACATGAATCCTTCTCGGAGGTAGGCGAACTCCCTAAGAGTTAACGCCCAAAACTCATCCGGGGTCAACCCCATCATAAGTCCGGTCTTCAACAAGACCTTCCAAGAAAGCTCCTCTCCCTCTCCCTGGGCACCCCCGCCGTCGCGAGGGCTTATGAGTTTCCCTTGTCGTCGTCTTGTCCGCCCAGGGCTTCAGTGACTGCCGTCATCATCTGCTCCAGGGTGTCGCCGTCTTCAAGAGCCAAGGCACAGAACTGCTCAAAGTCAGGCAGACCGGAGTCCTTGCCTTTGCGAGCTGAATAGTTCTTCACTCCATAGTATGCGAAAGCTGGGATAGCGGTAAGTGAATCTTCTTCGAGCCACTTGTCCAATTCACCCAGCTTGATCTGAAATGCGTTGCACATCATGCGCAATGCGTTGAGACTAAGAGATGCGTTGTACTTCTTCTTTCCGAGAGTGAACGTGAATTCGCCTTTAATCGTTTGCATGTGGTTGGTGTTAAAAAAGGGGCGACGAACCTTCCCGCCGCCCCATGTTGATTATTATTCCTTCAAGAGGGCATCGACGCCTGTCATGCTCACGCTGTACGTGGCAATCTCGTCAACACCGCCAGACAAGCTCACTGAATCGAGCAGCACTTGTCCATAGTAGTCTGTGGTCGTTCCGTTCTTGTCGATTGAGAACTTGACGATCACGTAGTATTTGTTACGAGCCAAGTCGAGCAAGCTCACACCGGCATCGCTATCCACCTGGATCAAGCCATCAGCACTGAGTGACCAGTCCTGTGTTGACTCCTGGAGTGTCCCCCCCTCTCCGTCACGAGCGACTACCTCGACAGCGTTTGTCAAGTCCAGCGTTGAAGAGGTGGCGGCGCCAACGAGCTCGAGAAACGGCTCGCGATCATTGAAAATTCCGCTGCCAACGGAACCGTATCCAATGTAGATGTTATTCTCGCCGCTAGTGGCGTCTTCATTGACTACCAACACGCGGTTAGCGTTAGCTGGACTAGAAGCTTCGAATGCAGTGATGTCTGCATATGGTCCTAGAGCCTTTGCTTTTGTTTGTGAATTAACGCTATCATAGTAGATAGCTAGACAATTTGCGTTTACTACTGCCATGATTTCTTAGCTTGCGTTGTTGTAACGGTAGAGCTTGCCGTATCCGCGAATGCTCACAGAGTACGTTGCAGTGTCGTCGAATCCACCAGTGATGCTGACGTTTTCGATGATGCCCTGACCAATGTAATTGACGTAGTTCTCTTGTGTTCCCTCTGTGTCTTTCTTCGTCACGTCTACAACGAAGCGAACGAGGACGTACTCGCTTCCGCGAGCAATGTCCATCAAAGCGGTAGCCCCGCTCTGGCTTGATTCAATAACGTCCTGAACCAATCCGTCTGCTGAGAGCGACCATGACTGAGCTCCTCCGATCACGTAGGTCTCTGAGCTACACTGAGCACTGCGAGCCACAATCTCGTCAATGGTGTTGTTCATGTCCAGGGTTGTGGACGTCGCTGCGGCCAAAAGCTTCAGTTCCGTTGTTGCGTCAGCGATTGATCCTGCATTATCCTTAACAATTGCGGGAAGGTTTGACCGTTCGTGAATGTCGTCTGAAGTAGACTTCACCAACAAGCCATAGTCACCGTCAGCAGCGGCAGCGAGGAAGTTGGTCTCCGCTGTGGCCAAGGTGTCGTTTGCCGTAACTCGGTACGCAGTGGTCTGCCCCGAGTCGGCGAAGGCATAAAGCCCAAGATAGTTTGCGTTTAGTAGCGCCATTTTTTTTGTGTTTACTTCTTCTTGCTATCGAGTCTCGCGATGGCTTTGTAGATCTCCTTGCGAACCTCTTTCTGATAGCGTCCGAGGTTTTTTTGAATTGCCGGAGCGATGTGGGGAGTCGGGCCATGGCGGACCGTCCCCAGCTCCGCGAAGTGATCGCGCCACCCTGCCATGTTAAAGACATCGCCTTCATCGTACTTGTCGATCTTAGCGTTGTCAAGCATGCCCGGGCTCACGACTCGGGGTCCACTGACGGCTCCGACACGAATGCCGAGGACGTACTGTGGAGTCTTTTTAAGTTTGCGGATGCGGAAGGACTGGCTCAGTACCCCTGTCTTAACAGGAGCAGCGGCCTCCATTGCGTCTCGCATAGGTCTTGCTGCGTTTGCCATCCCCTGGTAAAGGACGGTCTTTCTTTTGTTCAAATCCTTCAATCGGCGGAGACGACGGGCGAATGGATCGCTTCGCTTGAATCCGACGAGGTGAAGGTTGGCTGCAAAGTTTCCTGATTTCATGTCGCGGGGTTGCTGTCTGAAATTGTTGTTTCATTGCCTTCGCTATCCACCACGTTTAGTGGACGGCTGTCGTTGTCGCGGCGGCGAGCGCGCAGCCTCATGCCTTCGCGACGTCCGATCGGAAGTACAGAGTACAAGTTGAAGATGCCACCGTTCCATACGATGACGTCGTCAAACTGTACGCCGGAAACCCAGCGTGTGACGAACTCGGACTTCATCTCACCCACCTCCTGGTCATCGTCGTTAAACTCGGATGCACCAGCCGATGGTGTGCCCAGCGCCGTGATCTTACAACGGATGCCCTCTTTCCAAAGGGTGTATCTGTGGATCACATCGCCAAACTGATTCACCGTCCTTGTGGGGCGATAGATGTCGATCTTCTCGTTTAGTTGACCTGCCCTCATTAGAATCGACGAACGCTTTGCAGGAGGCGGTGTACGCCCTCCTTGATTTCCATTGTGATACCGCCTGGGTTCTCTGCCTCGCGCTGGTTGTAGTAGTGCCCAATCAGCAGCAGCGCAGCTTGCTTGTACTGCTTGGGTACAGCCATGAGGTCGGTGCCGGCAATCATGTGCATCCGGGCGAAATCCTCTTCGTGATCGCTTGCGTCAGTACCGATGGCTTTCACGTAGTTGGACAAGTCCACATAGCAAGGGTAGCGATCGGTGATGATCACGTTGTCAAAGTCAGTGCCGTTGTTTGCCGTGAAGTACAAGTAGTTGACGCTGGTCTCGTTAAGGTTCGTGTCCGTGAGGGTGGCCTGGATGCGGTACATCCCCTGGGGGATAACCTCGGTTCCGGTGGTAACCGTTAGAGTGCCTCCTCCAGCACTGATTTCGACTTGGTTGTA